GTTGCAGAGAGCAGGTCTTTATCTTGATGGAGATAGACGAGGGGTATGGAGTAAAATTAAAGCTGCGAGGGATGCAATTTTAGTAAGCTTAGCATAATGAAGCATAATAAAAAGCCCAAATTAAAACATACATGGGAAGGTTGGGCTGCTTTTTATAAAGAAAAAAGAATATCAAGATTTTTTTTTAAAAAAGAAAGTGCCATTAACTATATGAGCTTTTTATTAAGTAGATAGCCTTAGAGAATTAAAAAGATTTAAGCATGGGATTAAAAGAAGACATTGAAACGGATATTTTAAACGCATTTGAGACTGATTTAGCAGATGCAGTTAGAGTTATTCAAATATATACTGTATCTACATCTACTTACGATGAAGATACTATGAAGAATACTCAAACAGAAGTATCTAACGATGTTATAGCAACTAAAGTAGAAGATAAGAAAGGTGAAAATATTGATGATCCTTCTTTTTCTAATACAGCAAATTTTTTAATTATGGATGCTAATAGAGTTTCAGCAGATATTGACTTTGAGTTAGAATTAAAAGTAATAGATGGAACTAATAAATATAAGATTAAAGGAATAACTCAAGATCCTGCTAAAGTTAGCTGGAACTTATTATGTAGAGTTTGGGGTTAGCTATGGGTGACGTAAGAACAGCTGGAACTACAAACCATTTTGGAGATTTAGTTGATAACATAGGTAAATTTGTTGGTAATCGAGTATTACATGTAACTTTAAATGTATTCGATGCTTTAATTGACGGAACTCCAAGAACTACAGGAACAGGTACACCAGTAGATACTGGTACTTTAAGAGCTAATTGGAATATTGGAATAAGACCAACTTCTAGTTATATTGAAAGAATTAAAGGTTCACAGTTACCTAAACCAAATCCAAATATAAAATCTTATGGAATTCATTATACATATTATTTATGGAATAATAGTCCATATTTAAATTATGTTAATGATGGAATAATATGGCGCGGTGCTAAAACAGATAACTCAAGACAAAATATTAATTTCGTTCAAAAAGCTATAGACATAGGTATACAAAATGCCAACGCTTCTTGAAACAGCATCTAAATTAGATAAAATGTTAGACGTTGGTTGGGCAGATAGAACTCCAATAGCAATAGAAAACATACATTTTGACCAAGTAGAAGGTCAATCTTATTTAGAAACAAAATTTATACCATATACTTCTGAAAATGTTACTATTAGTAGTGCTTCTCAAAAAAGAGAAAGAACAGAAGGCGTTTTATTTATAAGAATAAGAACACCTATAGACCAGGGTATTGGTTTAGCATATGAATATGCAGCAGTTATAACAAATGTTATGAATAATAAAAACCCTCTTCCAAATCTATTTACTTATGTAACAAAAGTAAGAAGATCAGGAGATGGAAAAGATGGTTGGTTTAGTCTTATATGTGATGTGCCATTTATATCTGATGAGACTTAATTGTTCAATTGGTGCCATGCTAATTTGAGCTAAAATATGAATAGTTAGGAGAAAATAATATGGCAACAAGCACGAATTATACAAGTATTGCATACGTCCTTGAAACTACAGAGGGCGAAGCACCAGCTACCCCTACATTTCAATTACTACCAACAACAGGTGGTTCTCCTGTATCTAATTTAACTACTGCTGTTTCTGAAGTAATTCGTTCTGATAGACAAACAGACGATTTAGTAGTTGTTGATGCTGATATTTCTGGTGAAGTTAATTATGAATTAAGCTACGATGCTTATCAGCCATTGATAATAGCATTAATGCAAAATGAAAATGCTGCAGGAAGTATTAGTGAAACTGGATTGACAGCAACTGGAGCTACAGATAAATTAGGTGGTGCAGCTTCTGGTATTGATGGATTAGTTGATATCGGAGATGTATTTAGACTTAATTCTTCAACAGAAGAAGCGAAGATAGATGGACTTTATACATGTATTGATAATACAACAACTGATGAGATTACAATTTATCCTTCTTATGTTGATGCTACTGCAGCTGCTTCAGATGTTGTAATAACTACCACTTCTATTGTATATAATGGTAGTGATACAACTCCTCCTTCATATACATTTCGTAAAACAGCAGAAAACGAAGGGTCTACATATTACTGGTATTACCATGGTTGTCGTATTAATACGATGAACTTTAATTTTGCTACTGGTTCTATTCTTAATGGTTCAGTAGGTGTAGTAGGTCGAACTGAAGATGCACGAACTACTATATTAACTGGTGAAACTGCAGATACTGCAATTGCAGAATATAATATTATGAATAGTGTTAATTCTATTGGTACTATTTATGTTGAAGGCATTGTTTTTGGTACTTGCAAATTTAGTTCACTTAATTTATCAATTGATAATCAAACTGAAGCAGCAAAATCTATTGGAACTTTAGGAGCTTGTGCAACAGCTTCTTATTCAATTCAAATAACAGGAGGCATTGAAGTTTTCTTTAAAGATTTAACTATGTATGATAAATTTGTAGCTGCAGAAAGCTTTGGAATTACTATTATATTAGATGACGATGCTAGTGATACTATAGGAAATAGTATTGGTATAAATATGAAAAAATGCAAATTTGAAACTCTTGATACTCCAATTGGTGGTAAAGATGCTTTCTTAAAGCAGACTGGAACATTTAGAGCATTAAGAGATGGAACTAACGATAATATGATTAAATTCTCATTTATAGATGCTGCTTAACAGAGTTCGCTTCACAGCAAACCTTTAGTTATATCAATTTCCTGTGTTTTGGTATAACTATCGTATTTTTTAATTAATAACATAGGAAATATACAAACACAGGAATATAAAATGCTTAAATTTACTAAAACTAGCCGTACTGCGGAACTAGAAGGTGTCTGGTTAGATTTCGATGATGGTCTTGGTAATATTCTAAAAGTTAAAATCGCACGCTCTGACGGTAATCCTCATTATGATGCAAAACTTGCTAAATTAATGTCACCATACCAAAAGAAAATGGAACGAGGAAAAAGCGTTGGAAATGATATAGCAAAAAGAATAATGACAAGAGTCGCAGCTGAAGAACTTTTATTAGGTTGGGACGAAAATACATTATTAGGAGATGATGAAAAACCAGCTAAATATTCTCCAGAAGCTTCATTAGAATTACTAACTCAAGATTCAGATTTAAGAGATTTTGTAATTAACGAAGCAGGAGACCAAGCTAATTTTTTAGTGAAAAAGAAATAGCAGAGTCAGTATTTAAATCTTTAAAATGGAATATAGATTATTACGATGATATAGATCACTTTACACAAATGAGAAAAGATGGAGAAGAAAGTCCATTAGATTATATACCAGAATTAAACGATGAAATAGAAATATGGTTTTTTAAGAATTTTCAAAATTTAAAAAATTTAACTGGTTTTGAACATCATTTAAGTATTACTGATTTTACAAATTATTTTAATATATATCCAATTCCATTTTCTAAGATAACTGTTATTTCTATAATAAAGAAAATTGAAAGATTAGTTAGTGATTATAATAAAAAAGTTGAAAAAGCTAAATCAACTAACGCTATAAAATAGGAATTGTTTTGGATTATCAAACTAAAATCATTGTTCATTTAGATAGAGCTTTAAGAGATTTAAAAACTCTTGAAAGACGATTTATTGATAATCAGAAAGCAGTAACTGCACTTCAAAAAGATGTTCATAGACTTAATACGCAAGTCTCAAAATCAAGAAAAATAATAAATGCTAATGCAGTTGCATTAGCAAGATATTCAAAAGTTACTAAAGTTGCAGCTACAAATAATATATTATTTGGCAATTCAGTTGGTTTCATTAATAAATTCCTTAAAATTCAATTATTATTATTTAGAACAGCTATGTTAGCTGCAACTGCATATATAGGTATTAAATTATATGTTGAATTTAATAAATTAGCAGAATCAGTTGATTTAGCAGGGAGAAAATTAGAAACTTTTACAAAAAATGCAGATGCCTTAAATATAGTAAAGAAAACTGCATTTAAAACTGGTTTCGCAATTAAAGATTTAAGTAAAATTGTAACTCGTTTTGCTATTACTACTAGAGGAGCATTTTCAACTACTACACTTGTAAAATGGACTGAAGGTTTAATTATGAGTGCTCGTGCCGCTGGTACAAGTACTATGGAATTAAATAATGCATTAATTCAGTTATCTCAATCATTCTCTGCTGGATTCTTAATGGGAGACGAATATCGTTCAATCTCAGAAAATCTACCATTATTTAAAATGGCATTAAGAGATGTAGCAGACGAAGCTGGTTATGCTAGTAAGTCATTAAAAGAATTATCCTCTGGAAGAAAAATTGATATTGAATTAATGTCTAAAGCATTAAATAAATTAAGTGAAGAGTCTACAAAATATATATTTGCTTTAGATAATATCGAAGCAGCACAAGAAAGGGTAAAATTTGGTTGGGAAGTATGGGCTAATTCAGTAGCAGAAAGTAGGGTATTAAAAGATTCATTAAATGTTTTAGCAGGATTATTAGTTAATTTAGCTAATGAT